CCATTGCTGGAGCGATCACGGCAATCTCAACTGCAATAATGGCAGTTAATTTTGCTATGGCATTAAACCCATTCACAGCGATTGCTGCAAGCGTAGCTGCATTAGTGGTCGGCATTATTTACGCGTACAACAAATTTGAAGTATTTCGAGACATCGTTAACGGCGTACTTAATGGACTAATGACAGGGTTTCAATATTTTGCCAACAGCTGGATTACTGCAGTGAATCGCATTATTCAAGCAATCAATTTGTTAAGCCCATTTACGGACATTAACCAAATAGCGACTATCAATCTGCCGACAATCGGTGGCGGTAGCAGTAGCAGTCCTGCATCAGTCGGTTCTGGCTTTGCTCGCGAGGGTGGCACAGGTTCAATCGGTGGAATCACTATGCCGACCATGCCAAGCGTAAATACTCCCGTGTCGAGTGGTGGCGGAGGTGGCGGTGGCGGTGGCAGTTTTACTCCAGTCGTAAGCGGAGGCGGACCGTATCAAGGACCGAGCGCGATACCTGGCTTTATGGGAGGCAACGCTGAACGCATTGCTAATCGTGGCGATATCACAATTAACGTCACTGGAGGACTAGCAACATCTGCAGAGATCGGCGAATCAGTTGTTAACAGTTTGCTTGCATATCAGCGTGTCTCGGGTCCGCTTGATTTACAGATAGCTATCTAATGCCAGGGGTTGCAGTAGTCGACTCTGGGAATTATTCGCTGGAGATAGATACAGGTTTTTTACTTGACGCTTTTACTTTGGACTCAGCAACTAAAGGATTATTAAACGGAACAGAATATGTACTGAACGGGACGACCGAGTTTGCAGAAGTTTTAGACGGAATAAATTCGTTGACGTGTCGACGCGGTAGGCGCGACATGGGCGACCAGTTCGGCGCTGGCTCATTGTCTTTCACGATGTTGGATACGACAGGCGTATTCAATCCACTGAATTCGGATAGTCCATTTTTCGACACTGCTAACGATCAGCCAGGACTCGCACCTATGCGCCGAGTCAGACTTTCACGCTACGACGCGGACGATGTGCAAGAATATTTATTTGTCGGCAGAGTTGTCAATTTTGACTACAATTTTCAATTAGGCGGTTTAGACACAGTTACGGTATTTTGTGCGGACGATTTTTATTTGCTTTCACAAACTGATCTAGCTTCTTTCAATGTCAGCGAGGAACTTTCCAGCACTCGACTAAGCGCGGTATTAGACAGACCCGAAATATCGTTTCCAGTTGCAGAGCGCGACATTACAACCGGCACACAAACTCTCGGAGGTAGTGCGCCATTTACGGTAAGCAACGGCACTAACGCGCTTGCCTATTGCAATCAAATTAACGTCGCGGAGCAGGGTCGATTATTTATGGCAAGGGACGGTTACATAACATTCCAGCCAAGAATCGGAAACACTCTCTCGGCTCCAGTAGCGGACTTTCACGACGACGGCACAAATTTTGCATACAACGGGGTAGGCATAAGTTTTGAAGCAAACCAAGTCATCAATAGAGCCAGCGTTTCAATTCTTAGCGGTAGTCCACAAGTCGCCGAGGATTTAGCAAGTCAAGCGGTCTACTTCATTCAGACAGAATCAATTACTAATAGCCTGCTTCACTCGAACGGAGCAGCGCTTGCACTCGCCGAATATCTATTAGTGCCCACGCCTACAGCGCGGTATACGTCAGTACAAACAGAGTTTCTAATGTTGACCGAAGCTCAACGCGACCTGCTCGCCACAGTCGACATAGGAACGACGATCACAGTAGAAAAAACGTTTATAACGTCTGGCAACTCCACAACAGAACTAGCTCAAGAGTTAGCGATTGAAGGCATAGAACATCGAATAGACGTAAACAGAGGGCACTCATGCACCTACTGGACCAGCCCTACAACGGTGGTCTACCAGTTCATCGTTTCGGACGCGATCTACGGGATACTTAACGCCGACAATGTTTTAGGGTAATCTAAGGAGAGTTATGGCAAATACACAGACAACAGTCCCGACGTTCGTTCCAGGTCAAGTCTTAGAGGCTGCGCAATTAGTCAACAGTGCAGCGACAGGCGTGCCAGTGTTCGCTACAACAGTGACCCGAGACGCAGGCTTTGGCGGTGCAGGCGAGAAAACACTTGCAGAGGGTCAGTTGTGTTATCTCGAATCCACAAACGTAGTTCAGTATTATGACGGTGCAGCCTGGGCAACTCTTGCACCAACTCCAGCAGCATCGAGCGGTTTAACTTGGATTGCTAGTCAAACTTTGTCTGGTGCTGATACAACATTTAATAGTGTGTTTAGTGCTGCTTATCGCAATTATTTTGTAACAATAAATAATCCGTCAGTAAGTTCAGGAAGCAGTGTGATCGTTTCGGTACAAGTGGGCGGTCAGACATCAAACTATTCAAATGGTCAATGGTCGGGAAACTATACAGGGTCGTGGGGCGGATTAGAAGTTGGCAGTGCTTCAACTAGTAAGTGGGAAATTGGCTATACGAGTGGTACAGGCGTTGACGAACTGGCGGTCATGCAATTTGTTTTGTTTAATACTTTTGAAGCAAAGCGAACCATCATTCAAAACAATTCAACTTCTGCAATCGCTACCTATCAAATGGGTACAGGCTCGCACAGCGCATTAACAAGTTACAGCAGTATGAAAATTTTGGCAGCATCGTCAACATTCAACGGCGGTCTAGTAAACATTTACGGTTTTTCACTTAGTTAGGAAATTATGACAACTCCACACATAACTATTCACGATTGCGTTACAGGCGAAACGATCACACGCGATATGAATGAATCCGAATTGGCACAATGGGAAGCAGATCAAACAGCAGCGAAAAAAGAAGCCACAGCGAAAGCAAAAGCAGACAAAGCAAAAGCGGACACGCGTCAAGCAGTGCTTGACAGGCTCGGAATTACTAACGACGAACTGCTAGCGATATTATCGTGAACTCAACTAAACAAATTGCCGACCAAACATTTAAAGGCGGACTCCAAGGCGTTATTTGTTATTTTCTTTGGAAGTCAAAACTTGACCGCGAGCTAATTTTTATGCTTATGCCTATTACGAGCACAGTCTTGGCGTGGATTAGCACCAAGATCGGTGACCCTGACCTAGCGTGTTTGTTCATTCAAGACAAAGACGAGAAAAAAAAATAAAGCCCTACACAATTAACGCTGCTCCAGTAGTAGCGAAACCATTGCAAGGAATGGACGCATGGCTAACCCGTGCAGTTTTTCATTCGGATAAGTCCCTCTGGAATAATGGTTCTTGGATTTTGAGAGACGTACGAGGAAAGCCTGGAGTTGTATCTAACCATTCAAAAGGCTTGGCAGTTGATTTGTCATATCGTTGGCAATCCGAAAAGAAACGCGGACGACAAGACGGACGCAAAGTATCGCTTGCGTTTATAAACAAATGTTTAGAACACGCCGACACGCTTGGCATTGAGCTAGTGATTGATTACGCGATGAAAAGATCGTGGCGTTGTGATCGTGCTAGTTGGAAAGCGTTTAAATGCGAGGACGGAGACTGGTGGCATGTCGAAGTAAACTCAGCTATCGCGCACAGTCCAGAACTCGCTCAACAGGCTTGGAATAGGGTCTTTGGGCTAATTCCACAGGTGACTATAAAACCCGTGTAGGGTAGTTCTTGACCGAGAAAGTCGAGGGCACTCATGCACCTAATCATCAAAATCACTATCGCGTTTGCGTTATCTGCAATCGGGTTAGGCGCTTACCAAGTGCCACAACCACGACCAGACATGTCCAGCACCACGCCAACAGACAAGCCCTACGAGGCTATTGGTGGCTTTGGGCAAGCTATGGCAGACATTTACCGTTTCGTGCCTCCAGTGACCACTACAACGCTCCCAGCGCCCGTATACGAGCATGGTAACTGTTCATGGCTTCCAGCGGTAGCGCTTCAAGCAGGCTGGCAACCTGAGCAACTAATAACGCTCACCAAAATAGTGCTTCGAGAATCTGGCTGCTGCCCACGACGTATCGGAGGACAAAAAGTTTTACCAGACTGCACGCCTAATGGCTTTGCAGAAACTACGCACTTGTCAGATAGCGGACTCACGATGATAAATGGAGTTCACTGGAAACCCGACCACGCACAGTACGACGGTCTAATTTGTAAACAAATGAAAATATGCACCCAAGAGCCATTACTAGACCCGTTAACAAATTTGCAAGCTGCACGACTGATCTATATTCGAGTCGGTTGGTCGGCTTGGAATATGTGCCATAGCACCAAGTCATGCAAATAAGAACGGTAAAACATCTGGCTTGGTTCATACTTTGCTACATGCTTACGTTAAGAATAGCTTGCATGATATTTTTAGATTAAATTAACTACAACAGAAAAGAGAAAGCAATGACCGAGAACGAATACGACGAAACATTTGATATGCAAATGGAAAAAGAACACAAACAGACACTTGCTCGCATGCAAGAGTTTCGTTTAATCGGCGAACAGATCAGCAAAATGCCGGTGACAAACACACGCACACTAGAAGTAGAAGTGCGATATCTCATGGGCATTATCAGCGAACTTGAAGCGCGAATAAAAGACTTAGAGTCCGAGGTACGCCGATTTGAAATGCTGGTAACGCGTGGAAACTAATCAGAAAACATTATTTGATGCAATCCGAGAACGCGACGAAGCAATCGCCCAGATAGCAACCAATACGAGCGACACATTCAAAGACTGCGCACGCTCAGCAGTAATAAACGTAGGACGAATGCGCGAACGCTTCACAAGTGACGACGTGTGGAATTGGCTAGAAACTCACAAAAGTATTCAGGCGCACGACAACAGGGCGCTCGGTGCAGTCATGTCAAAACTACATAAAGAACATTTAATAATGCCGACTGGGGATTATGTACCGTCCAAACGTCGCCACATGTCACCGATACGAGTTTGGTGCTTAATATGAGACGCAGTTACGACCCGCACTACGGCAGTCGAGAACAGCTCCGAGACTCTGCAGAGCACGGAATGAAGCTTGCAAGAGAACGCGACGCACTCAAAGCCGAAAACAAAGAACTATTAGATCAGATAACAGAACTTAAAGCACTAATTAAATACATTACCGAGGGTGAATAATGCAAGAATTTAACGAGTTGCAAAGCACTAACGACTATCTGACAGGCGAGTTAATACTGGCTCGTCAAGCAAACGATCTAATGACAGAAAACAATCGCAGGCTAGAGCGGTTACTGATTAAATGCATTAAAGAATTGCAAGAATGTCGCGGTTACCTAGTAGAAATGCAACAGCAAGTCGGCGAACTCGCAACAGTCGCACTAGCCCGAGTCAAAAAACTATGAACGCATTTAATCTCGGCGATTATGTAGACGTACCGACTCGACTAGCTCAAGCATTAAAACAATTCCCAGATTTACGCATACAAGAAACAAAACCAATAATCGTGACAGTAGACAATCAGCAATATGTAGAGATCAGCTGCACAGTATGGAGAGACGCAAACGATTTAGTCCCTACCGTCGCGTACTGCTGGGAGCCGATACCAGGACGCACGCCATACACAAAAGGCTCCGAGATGATGAACGCGAGCACTAGTTGTCTTGGTCGTGCACTTGGTTTCTTGGGTATGGGAATA